ATATCGGTAATACTGTAATATCTGATAAAAGTGACCGTTTTTATCTTTAGCAGATGTCACGTCAACAACATGGGGTCTCCTGAATAAGGCACTCGGCTCTGAAATGCAATCGCTAGCAGTGAAACCATTTAAAGTCCTAAAGTGGTTAGTAGTGGCCAATATTAAAGATGAATTAAAACTTTTGGTATTTTTATTTTCCGCTCTTGCGCAATCTAGCGGATATTTAGTAGTTGAAACAAAGTTTATCATCGTTCTCCATTGAGATTTGCCTTGCTGACCCACATCATCCATAACAAAAACATCTTCATTGTTATAATCATCATAAAAGTCCTTTCCACTTTCTGTATTAGGAACAGTATGAACGTATACAGACTGGTCTTTCTTACTAAGATATTCGACAAAAGAATTCATGAGTGTTGTCTTACCAGAGCCGGCTCCTCCTTCAAAAACAAAAGCGACAGGCTCCATTCGATTGCTAACTCCATACGTCTTACACATTTTCACAACGTTCTCACAAAAAGCTCTCCATGTAATGTTAAAATCGCGATTATTAGTATTAGCGACATAACTAGTAAAGTCAGAACATTCTACGCATTCACGATGCAACTCCAAGATTGAATGTCTGGTGCGAGCATCATGGATAATAGAAGCATCTTTCATAAACTGCGTGTACAGCCTAATCACGCGATCTATACGATCGTATTGAATAGCACTTGAGCCTATGAAATCAACAAACTTTGTAACAAAGCCTGTGATATTGGTACCTGTAAGCTCTTGTTCTTTGTGTGCTACATATACTAAGAGGTGTTTAATAACCTTCACCAAGCTCGAAAAGCATTGCATAACAAAGGAACTATCAAATATACGCTTGCCCGTAAGTGCAGTAAATGACTTAACTGCCTCCAGTAAATGTTTAGGAAGCCCGGCAACACCAAGCATAGTAAGCATTTCACTGCTGGTGGTTTGCGCATTAAAAACACTTCGCACTCTACTATCTAATGAGTATATCTGGAGAACTGCTGCCAAGACTTTGGGAACAGATAAATACCCATCCCGCAAGTTCAAGATAAGCGCCATAATGTCAGCCAGTATAGGCTTCCAGTGCGTTTTATTGATAATGGACATGGTATCTTTCATAAAATTGAAAGATTTCAATACCTTATCAAACAATTGGGTTACACCGGAAAATGCACTTTGTGGCTTCATGAATACTTTCTTCGGAACCACATATAATATCTTGTGTCCATATTTAGTGGTTCTTATATAAGCCTTAGGCGCTTTATCCTTATCAATATACCTCGCCATCCGATCATTAAAATCCGCTAAAGTAACTTTAAAAAGAGTGCTAGTACTAAGTATGCACACATACCAGTTTCCTCCTTCATTACCACTATTATCGTAGTAATCTACGTTTCTAATTATTGTCTCATAGTTTTTATAGAATTCACTTCTAACATTAGCCAAAATGCGCTCTAGAGCATCCATATGTCCAGTCCTATTTCTAAACACAGTATGTTTAGATGATCTAAAGTCCTTACTTTTATTCTCTTCGTTATCCATATTTTTAAAATTTATTTCATTACACTTGTCCATGCTACACATTGTATTACCGTTTATCGATATAAGAGTTATATATATATCAACGTGCATCAGGTGCCACTCAATTGTTAGTACAAAAGCGCTGCGAACCGCTTATCAATCTCCGAGAGATTAACGCACGATTTCTTTT